TCCTGTAGCTCTGTTATATTTTGCTCGTCCTTTAGCAGTCAGTCCTCCTTTCTTGGACTTTTCGCCTCTTCCTACTGATAAACTGACTCCTTTTTTACGTGGCATTACTTTCCTTTCTTTTTCATGGCTATTGTATGTGCTTGCATAAATGTCTTACCTTTTAACATCTCTTCTTTCATTATCTTCATGTGTTGTGCAGTATGAGTACCCTTCTTTTTATGGTTTGCTAAAGCATCCTTTTGCCTCTGTGTAAGTTCTTTTTTCTTCATCTCTTTTTCTTTTTGGCATTACAAGTCATTACCATTAATATCACCATTAGTTTGAAAACTTACATTTACAGTTTCAAGATCACCTGTTGTTGCACTTAAACTTGTTCCTGTAATAATTCCATCAAAAGTTACTTTATTAGATCCATTAAGAAACAGTTCAAACTTTGCATCTGCTGGATCACTTGACTGTAAGACATCTCTTAATATTTCACCTGTTGCATCAGTAGCAGTAGCAGCAGTATATAGAAAATCAACACTTCCTGTCCCCGAAGTTAAACCTCCGATAAATTTCCTAGATGTATTACCATGAGCAGTAACATCTAACGTGTCTTTTGTTATGTCAAGTGACCATCCAGTTGTTGATACCACTAATGCAAGAGTTTCAGTTCCATCCTTAGAAAACTTAACAGAACCTTCTTCTCCACGAAAAAATGCCATGATTTAAAGAAAATTTAACTTATACGATTATATTACCGTGAAATAGGGTTTTTTACAGTTATTTTTTCTTTTTAGATGTTTTCTTAGTTGCTTTTTTCTTCTTTCCCTTCTTTACAGAAGCAATATAACCTTGACATCTTGCCATTGCATGAGATTTTGCCATTTTTAACTCCTTTTTTTAGCTTTTTTACGTCTATGTTGATATGTTATCTTTTTTTTACCTGTTTTTTCACGCTTAAACCTCTCTTTCTCACTTCTTGTCATCTCTCCTACAGTCTTAGGTGTCTTACTTGATACACGTTTACTGGGTCGACAGGCAGGATAGCCTCTTTTTTCACCTTTTTGACGACCACAAGGTTTACCAGTCTTAACATCAACCCAATTTTCCTTAAACCAACGGTCTAAACCACCTCTAGTCTTGGTCGTAGGTTTACTTTTTCTTCTTTGTGGCACGTTTTCTCTTCGTAGTGGTACTTTTTTTACTTTTTGAATAGCCAGAAGCAGTTCTTCTTTGACCATCTGGGCCTTTAATATCTCCCTTACATACTTTTACCGCATAAGCATTAGCATAAGCCGAAGGATATACCTTAAACTTACGTTTCGCTGCTGCTTTACCCCTAGCACATAATTTAGTCATGATTACATTTTACAAGAACAGCGTTTCTTACCGCCTTTTTTCTTCTTTTTTTTCTTTTTTGTTGTTGACATTCCGTAGGCCATAAGCAAAAGGGTATCTTAGTATATTCTAAACGAAGTTTGGCCTAGTGTCTCAGGCTTTGCCAAGTTAAATTGTTGTAGACAAAGGTAACCAAAAGCATCAAACGCATGATCCACACCTAAATTCTTATTTGGCATACCTGTATTTGGTGCGTAAGTTAAAGTACGAAGTGCTTTTATTAATTCTTTACATCGTGGATGGATAAATGTTCTCCTGTCACCAGCTGCATCGTACAATGCCGTATTAACAGCAGTAATCTTATCTCTTATTTTCCACGGTGCACGCGGACTCGATACCGTAAATCCACTTCTTCTTAAAATTGTATGATCCGTTAATCCAACTCCACTGGTTTTTCGTGCGCCTCCTGTAGGATCGGGACATGTAATAACTCTTCTGTCTACTCCATATCTATTTACAACTTCCTCCGCAAAATCCCATGTCGTAGCTCCTCCCCTCAATATAATTTCATCAAAAACATATAAATTTTCATTATGTTTTACCGCGCATACTCCACATAAAGGATCAACGTTAAAATCTACTCCCATATACAATGGCAACATGTGAAGATCCTTCGCTTCATCACTGATATTTTCGTCCGAAAAACTAACAGCTACTAAACCTGTAAGATTTTCAAAACTAGCCTCAAATTCTTGCCTAAACGTGCGTTCATCTAATTGACCACGCGCTGCTTCAACCTCATCTTTCGGAACATTACCCCCCTCTATAGTAGTAAAACTCCATCGCGTCCAATCTCCACTCTCATCTTCAGGCACATAACACCATAAATCATAAAACCAACTTGCCGTCCCATCAGGTGTTGAAATAAATAACGCCCATCCCTGTTTATCCGCTAATGCGGGTCTTATTACCTCTGACCATACCTCCTTATCCATAAATGCTGCTTCATCCAAGACTACGCCCGAAAGACTCCTTCCTCTTAATGCCATCGCATTCTCTGTTCCCTTTAACTCAATAGTCGATTCATTTACTAACTCAATCTTTAAATCTGTCTCATTTTTAGACTTGATCCACTGCTTTGGTACTAATTTCTTCAATGTCTTCCATGCAATGTCTTTCGCCATCCGATATGTAGGCGCACAGTAAAAATATGTTTCACCAGGCTTCGCAATAGCTCCTTTTAATAACTCAACACAACTTAAATAGCTTTTACCAAATCTTCTACCAGCTACCAAGACCCTAAATCTACTCTTATTACTGAACACCTCCCCCTGTGCCCACCTTAAACTTAACGGTTCTGCTACTGCCATACAAAAATCATATCCCCTTTTACTATAACAGCAACTTATTTCGTGTTGTATCAGCAGGTTCTATGCCTATACAACTAACAGCAAAAATTTTACAACACTCCCCCTAGTAACATCTGATACAGCAAATTAGTAACATTTGGCACACTAACTAGTAACCTACTTGCTTGTATAATACAACAGATCTGCTATAATATAGGAGTAAGGAGGAAAGAAAACCACCTTATGCAACTTGAAAATTTAATTACTTTTTCGCTATGGCTAAACCAACGACTCGTTACAGTTTCTCAGGTGTCGAATCTCTGAGCTTTACATCACATGATGTCTCAGCAACTTTGTCAGATGGAGATAGAGTTTCTATCGACTTAAGAAGCGGAGACTATGGACTAAAAATGGTTCACAAGGAATGTAGAGATTTCCTCAAGTGGTACGGTCCAAGAGACATGGACGAACTCATAAAAACTTTTGAGGCTCTTAGATCTATTATCGAAGAGAAGAAAAAGGAAGAGCTAGAGGGGGTCAACCAATGATCCCTTCACAACTCGGAGATATCGTAGGCAATGAACCCACAATCTGTTTTTCAGAGTGGGAGCATCACCTACATGAAGAAGCAGAAGCTAGAGGTATCGACACTAACGACACCGAAGCAATGGCACATCTCGATGAAATCTTACAAGAAGAATCTAGAGATCATGCCGAAGCTCTCGAAATGGAAGCTTACGAGGATTCCATTGGACACTAACAATCTTTACGACTCTCACAAAGTCACAAGGTTAGAAGAGATAAAAGAGGTTCTAATTAGATTAGATCCTCTAATCTCTAACCTAGATGCAAAAGCTTACGAGCTTTTATTATTAGACCTTTATCAACCTTAATCGCTATGAGATTTTATCTAGGATTTATTATTCTTGTGGTCATGCTTCTCTCATCTTTGGGAGACGCACCACAAAAATATCAACGTTACGACAACGTTAACTACGAATATTTAAGACTATGACCTACAACGGTTGGACTAATTACGAGACTTGGAACGTGGCTCTCTGGTTGGATAACGACTACGAGAGCTACCAATTCGCAAGAACTTGCAAAAACTTTCAGGAGTATCGAGCTGGCGTTCGATCCGTTAACGGTGACGGTATCAGCCTGTTCGATCCAAAGCTCAATATCGAGGAGCTGGACGAAAAAATCAGAGAACTAGGGGAGTAATTCCCCTTTTTCTTTGCCTGGAAACGCCTGGACACCTGGGAGACCTGGAACCAGGTAAACTCCAGGTAAACTAAGAAATCAATAAAACTGAATGAATTTTTAGCGATTTGCTCCCTTCAGAATCGCTTTTAAGGTTGACGTTCCAAAAACTGAATGGATTTTTACCAGGGGAGACCAGGTCAGCAAAAACTGAATGAAAAATCAAGGCTTATAAACTGAATGTAAAAAACTGAATGCAATTTCCAGCTGGCTTTGTCAACTGAATGTAAAAATTGAATGCTTATTCCTTACTTTCAATTTGAATATTCAAGCTCGGTGGCATATTTACATTCACAGCTTCTTGAGTCTCTCCGTTTGCTCGACCCAAAGAATCTAAAATCATGTGCGCAGTCTGCAGTTGTCCTTTTTTCAAGGCTGCATTGAACAATCTTTGGCGCATACTATGTAAACGAGAAAGTATATCTTCACGATCTCGCGCTAAATCTTGTGAGTTCCATTCGGTTACGGTTTTCCAATCGCTCCATGCTGTTTTTTCGGAGATACTTTCTCTTTGCGCATGCTGTAAAACTAATTGTCTAGTGGATAGACCATCTAATTGTTTTGTGTAAAGTCTTTGACAACGTTTTTCGATATGACTTTTAGGATTACGTTTTCCGTAGATATTTTTAATAGACTCCATACTATTTTTTGAGACCATTGCCAATAAAAAAAGAGGTATTAAATAAATAATACCTCGTAAGTTGTGTTATGTGAAAAGAAATTAAGAAATAGGTTGAAATAACTTATTTTCTTGGATAAATTTAGATTCGTCAAAATCCCAAATTTCGCCTAATTGTAATTCTCTTAGTAGAAGTTCTTTAATTTGGTCAAGTATTGCATAACCCAAAGAATCTTGATAGTTTCCGTGTTCACAAGATTGATAATCGTAATTGTTAATAATTCCAACAAGATAACCTAATTGCTTGTGATCATCCCAATAATTAACAACATTTGACATTCTATATACATAAGAAGGTCTTTCGGCATAATCTTTATCATTTGGATATCTAGCTAAAAGAGAATTTTGATTTTCTCTTAATAAGATGTTAAAAATAACTTCATAAATATCTTCGTTGGAATATTGGTGGTACCAAATATCATAAACACCATTGCAAAACTTATCGTAGTTAGCAATTTGTTTCATTCTTTGTTCATAAGTTTCAGCAACTTGCTGTCTTTCGTACCAAGAATCTTTGTTAACTCTTCTAATAGCTCTTAAGATATTAGATTTTCTTTCAGCATCAGTTTTACCACTTTTCATATAGTAAAAAGTAGACAATGCGTTAAGAGTATCGTCCGAACATAAATAAGCAGACATAGCGAATAAAGTAAACTACTCTTATATTATAGCAGTTATTTCTTAGTTATGGCAATGATTTTCTTAAATTTTACAGAATAACCTTTAATTGAAGATAATATGAAAATATCTAAAATCTTTTGAAGCCTAGCTTTATATTTGGGAGAATATTTAGAATTTTTAATAAATCTGATAAATGCAGTTAATAAAAACCATTGATCATTAAAAGATAATTTTATTTCTTTAGGATTAGGTTGATCTTGATTGTTTTGTTGTCTTAATAAATAATCTTTAATTCTACTCATTATATTGAATGTTTTTGTATTTATATGCTAGTATATTAATGTAGTAAATGTCTAGTGCCTA